TATGATTTCTTTGAATGACTTTCGTACCATTATTCCTACTTTCTTGCCCTGGCAGTTGTCTTTGGAACTCTTCCCACAAGATTTTCATCTGTCTCTGCACCTACCGCATCTCCGACAAGCCCTGCCTCTGCAGACATAGGAATTGCCTTTGGAGGCGAAACCACCTCTGCTCCCACTACACTATCTGCAGTGCCATCCGACTCGATTCCTTCATCATCTACCCACTCTGCAGTTTCCGCATCAATCCAAGCTTTCACCATATCAGGATCATTTGCAATCAACTCCTCACCTACTTCATACTGCTTTGACAGATAAAGTATCGGATATTTAGCTATAAGCTTCTGCATAGTGACCTCCTATCCGATTTTTACTTTGATAGATGTAGCACTTGCCGCTGTATCCTCTGCCGCATAACCTGCCACTGCATTGCTTCCTGCTGTTTCAGTTATTCCGTTTCCATCAAAGTATACCGTTGTACCCATTTTGATTTCATTTGTTCCTGTCTTTTTAAATTCGTATACACCTGCAACATGAAGAACTCCTGTCGACTTAGGATTAATATCATCACCTGCAATACCAATCCTTGTTCCGATTTTTACAACAGTACCAACTTCAATCTTGCTGCTTCCGGTATTTGTGTAATCGAGAGCCTCACCTCTCTGAAAATATGTAGCACTTGCCATTATTATTTACCTCCTTTTTATGCCAGTGGATCGCCAACCACTATTCCGTTGTTCTTAACCGCACCTCTCCAGTCCATAACTGCAACACCCCAGTCAAGATATATATCCCAAACGAATCCAAGCTGTCCCGGTGTTTCCATTCTGCGTATAGTTGGAATCTCCTGTCCGTTAAGATAATCAACCTCAATGAAGTCGGTATCATCCTGATGTCCGATTAAGAACCAAGGCATTGTCTTTCCATATCCACCGCAAAGCGCATTAATTGTAGGCTCTTCCACAATTTCGATTGAACTTGCATATCTAAAGAGCGGATTGACTGCCTGAGTGTTACCTGATGTGTTGATTGTCGGACTGTTAAAGATTGTAAACACATCAAATCCCATTCCTGACGGAACAACGAGTGTTGCCGGTCTCACAATTATTGCATCTCCAAACTCATCCAACTGACCCTGAAGAGCCAAGATCATCTTTTGCATTGACTCTCTTGTTATTCCTGTCCCTGTTGCCAGAACATTCTTGTGGCTGTTTGAGAAGAGCGGAGTTCCATCATGTATTGCCGGGTTTTTAAGCAAAATGTTGTAAACCTGCTTATTTATTGTTTTTCTTGCACTAGCAGCATACTTAGCAGGAATTTTAGTTACAAGATCGATATCATCATTGATAAATGCCTGCCTTGTAAGGGTAAACTGTCGACCATATGTCTTGAGCTTTCTTGTAGGACGCTTTACATCATTAAATGTATCATGCTTAAGCTCACCTCCCTCAGGCACCTCAAGAAACTCTCCTGCAGGTCCTGCCAAGTAGTTATTATCATTTGTCTTAAAATCCTTTAAGCTTCCCTTTTTTGTCCATCTGTCAAAAGTTACAGCAACAGTCTTATGTCCCTCTACATATGCCTTATTAATGGCATTGTCTAAAATTGCCGGGAATGCAGCAGTCGGATTATAATACTGTCTCTGAAGCATTCCAAAAAGCTCATCAGATGTTCTTCGATTTAAATTGCCATCTCCATCTCCTGAAAGACACTCAATAGCCAAGTCACGAAGAGACATTCCCATCATCTGCCTTGATCCATCAGCAGGATTGTTGAGGCTCATTCCACTTCTAAGAAGCAATGCATCAGCAGCCGCCTCTCTGAATTTATCCTCTGCTGTTTTGATTACATCAACACCTCTTGCCGCAATTGGAGCACCATTCTTTCTTACATGATCAAGAGCAGCCGCTCTCACAGCATCAACAGTTGCCTCACCATCAATGTATGGCTTCGCATCCATTCCAAACTCGCCACAAATATCTGTGATAGTTCTTATTCTGTTTCTCTCATCCTGAAGTGCTCTCTGAACATCAGTATTTGAATCCGCACTTCCAGTCTCTTCATTCTGCTCCTCTGCTGAAATCTCTACATTTAAAGTTTCAATTTCCCTTTGAAGAGAATCAAACTCAACCTGCTCTTCTGCAGTCAAGTCTCTTCCTGCATTCTTTGCAGCATTAACTATTTCCTGCTGCCTTGATAGCTTTGCCTGTCTTTGTGCTTTCTTGTTCATAATTAGTTACCTCCTTGAACATTTGTTTTATTTATCTGAATCTGTCTTTCAAACCAATCCATAGAGCGTTTTGCCTTAAATACCGGTTGCTCAGACAGTTCCCTTCCAACTCCAACTGTCGGATCTGCAGGAACACTTACTATTGAAATTTCATAAGGTGTCCACTTCCTTGCAATTGCAGCAGGACCTATGGCCTTACCATCGGCCGACTGTTTGCCTTGTGCCACTTCTTCCCAAGATTCGATTTGATATCCTACCGATACTCCTTTAAGAGTACCGTTGGCAACCTTTTGGAATATGCGCTCAGATTCCTCATCCGAATCAAACTCGACTTCTGCCATTCCTCTTCCGCCTTCAATCCACGCTTTAGCAATCTTTCCGATTACTGCATCACGATTGTGGTTAAAAAGTAGGCAGCCAATCTCATTAATTCTTGTTAAATCCACAGCACCTTCCGAGTGATCCAAAACTTCAGCACCCCAGTATCTTTGATAGGGTTCTTCAGACGAAAAAGAGAGGATAAACTTTCGCTCATTTCCCTCTCCATTTAATGCCCTTATGCTATTTTCAACCATCTCTCTTCTTGCTGTAGTACTACTATTCTCAACAGGCTTATCTCTTTGCTGTTGAATCATCTTCCTCATCTTCATAGAGTTCCTCCTTTGTTTTGTCAAAAATCACACTTCCCATGTCAATTCCAAACTCTCTGGCATATGCAAGAACATCTGCGATTTCCTCGATTTGCTCTTTCCAATCTTTTCCTTGCTCTGCTGCGATTTGTTTGAATGTCTTTTGTCCTGTATTAAGTGCAATCCTGTTTGCATTTGCTTCCTTTTGTGGATCAATCCACTTTTTAGGAGCTATAATCCACGCATGGTCCAGATATTTATCTTTATTTTTCCAAAAATCTTTTATCTGAATATTCCCTGATAACCACAAGGATATAACAAATGTCTCAAATATTTCATCCATTACTTCAGTGAGCATTTCTTTTTCTTCCGCATAGGTCATCTCATCCTCTATAATCCCCTGCCTTGTTGAAGAATAATTGCTTTCACTCATATCTCGGCTCGTTGCCTCATAACTGATACCCTGTCCTGCACCGACAAGTCTTTGTTGAAGCTTTATATAGCTTGCTGCATCTGTAGCCTGTCCTGCAGGGTTGACTACTTGTATCTCATCTCCAGCATTGAGCTCCTTAATCATCCCCGGTGTTATAGATTTGCCTTGATAGTCATGTAGAGCTCCCTGCCCTGCACCAATTCCTCTTCCGATTCCTGTAGTTGGTATTGTTTTCTTTATAAATACCGAAAGGCAGGCTGCTATTCTCTCTTTCACCGAAACTGCCACCATGAACTCATTTGCATCACGAATCCTTGTGATTGTGGGACTCATATCGCTCATTTCTCTAATCTGTGACGGTCTGTGCTTTGTGTAAAGGAATATAACATCCTTTGCCTCAATGTATACAGGTGTTGTCAGTGCCAAACTGTCAACAGGATATTGTCTAATCCAATAGCCTACCGGCTTATTGTATTCATTTAACTCAATACCACCAACTACTTTATTACCTTGTGTTTTTGGAGTCATCTGTGAGTTATCAAGTTCATCTACCTCAAATGTCTGAAGTTTAAACGGCAAAAAACCATCACTGGTATATCTCTTTACTATAAGGATACCGCCGTCTATTTTCTTTCGTTTCATGCACATTCGCATCATCTGAGTAAACGATTGAGTTCCGGTGACATCACAATTTTGCTTTTTACACCACTTTTTCCATGCCGCCTCTATGGTATCATTTAATTCATCATCACCTGTCTTTACCTGCAAGGTGTATCCGCCACCTATTACATTTCTCTTATAGGCACCTATAACGGAATTCATCATATCCGAATTCCTCTCTAAGTCCCTTGCTCTGGCTCTGACATTATCACGGCTATATTTATCGGTATACTCCGCTGATTGATTTATTACTCTCCAATTTGCATTCCCTCTTGAGTAGTCACCTGCATCATAGCTTCGCATTTCATAGAGACTCTGCCTCCATGCCTCTCTTTTCGCCCCCCACTCAGGAGAGATAAAAGATATAATGTTATCCAACCAACTCACACTCATTACCTCCCACTAAATATCGCAACATAGGTGTCATCCAGCAGGTGATTACCATTCTCTGATTGAACCTGAGCCATCAAATCATTCTTCATTTTGTATAATAGATTCAAATCAGCTCTTGTCATTTGCCTTGTACCTATCTTGTACGACTGTCCACCGACAAGGACTGAGTATATCGCATTATTAACTTCTTCCAGCATTTCATTTGCCGTATAATTGTTATTCATTGCAAATCTCCTTAACCTTAAATATTCCAGTTCTCATTTGTTCGAATCCATTGTTCTTCAGGAAAGTGCTTTGTATCATCTTGCTTTGTGCTCTTCTCTACATTCTCAACAACATTATCAAGATGCATTGTTCTCACTCCAAGAATATCCGCTGCACATAGTGCATAAACCTCGCAGTCAAGATAGTGGTTATCAGCATGAGCTGTTTTTGGTCTCCACTCTTGCTTAACTACACCTTTCCCATTTTTAACATTAACCTTGTGTTCTGCAGTTACTTGTGTCGCATACTCCATATCACAATTTTTGTACACCATCCATGAACCGGTTCCATTATCTTTCCTCATACGTCCTGCAATCATATCCTTATATTTACCGGTATCAACAAGTACAAGGTTCATTCCGTAAGCTTTGCTGTCAGCCTTGTTTACTTTAGATAATTTATAATGAGTAAGCATATTATTTGAAGCGCCCTTACTTGGTAATGCCCACTCGGAGTTGTTTGCACAGAAATCATATACCCTATCGGTATCATTACCTGAATCTATCAATGCGAGTGCAACTACAAGAGGAGTACTGTCAGGCATCTGGTACGACAAATTCATTATTCTTTCCACTTCCTGGAATGAATATGCTTGGCCATGTGCTATATTTTGACTTGTGAAGAAGTCTCCCCATGCTCTTATGCTCCAATAAAAGCAGTTTTCCTGAACATCCACTCCTGCAGTAAGAACCTTTGTCCACTCAGGAACAATAAACTCTTCATACTCTGTCTGTCTTTCCATAACGAGGTCTGCACTGGTCTTAAGCTTTGTATCCTCCCAAGGCTCTGCCAGCCAGCTGTTTACAAAGTTTTGCAGCTTCTCGGGATCATCATGACTTTCAAGGAATTCTTTTGCAACCTCAGAGAACCTCACAAAAGGCGAATACAACGTATTCATCCAGAATGCAACTTTTCTTGCGAACTTAGTGTTTTCCTTGACAACTCTCCATTCTCCAAGTCTAAGCATATCCGGTTTATCTCTATCTGTTATTATGCATCCACATTCTTGGCACACATAGGTTGCGAACTCTGCACGGTCTGCATAGCTCATATCCTCACCCTTAGGGAATTGAATTTGTTTCATCTTTAATTCAATATACTCTCCACAATGTGGACATGGCACAAAGTAATGCTTTTCAATATCAGCATCTTCCATGGCTTTCCATATATGCCCCTCTCTTAATGTAGGTGTACTGGTCAGGAATATTTTTTTATTATGGAATGTTTTCGTTCTCTCCCTTGCAAGAGAAATTGGATCCGCCTCCTTCTTGCTTGCACCTGGATATTTATCTACCTCATCAAGGAATAAATATCTTATAGCTCTACTTGAAAGACTTGAAGGAGAGTTGGAACCTGCCAACGTTAGATACATGCTGTCAAACTGCAGTTCCAGTTTTGTTGATTCATTTTCTGAAAACCTACTTTTTAAATT